AAGAATGTTTTCCATACCTTTTAATGTATCAAGTAATTGAAATACTTTCACTTCATCAATTTTTGCTTGTCTCAGTAACGTTGACGCCATAGTTTCTGCAGATAATTTTTCAAATCCTCTTTTCTCAAAAAATCCAATGACTGCATCAACTTCATTACTTGGAAATTCTAAAGGAGCGGAATAATAAACGTCGAAAAATTCTTTAACGTTTCTTTGAGTGGTTTGTGTTGTTGGTACATTAGTTGTCATGTCAATCTCTATGTTACAATATCGTTTTTATGTGTGTTTAAATTACTTCTTGTCAACGAGTTGTAAGTGTTCTTAGCACTAGTACTTATATTATTCCATGCTGTGTTGATAGCATCTGGTGTTGGTGTCCCGCCGCCGGCTAAATGTGCCTTCTTAAATGTTGTTGACTTTGTTAAGGAATCTAATGCACCTGCATTATTGTCCATGAAATTTGTTAAGCTAGTTAATGATCCACCTTTAATACTTGAAGCTATTGACTTGCCTGCACTTATTCCTGCAACTGCGTTTGTAATATTATTTGCAAATCCACTTGCACTTACACTCTTAGGAAATGCTGTGTTGGCAACGCCACTGATGTCACCACCTGATACTCTTCCAAGTTGATCTTTTAATATACCAAATCCTTCTTGTTTAAGTCCTTCTTTAGTTAAGTTCTTTATGTTACCGCTTAGGCTACCTGCTTTCAATACAGTTCCTAAGAATGCTGTTGGTGAACTAAATGCTTGTCCGCTTGTGATGTCTCCGAATACATCACTTGCCCCTGCGGCTACACCACCTTGACCAAATAAACTTGTTGTACCTCCACCAGCTAAACTATTAGGTGATGGTGTCTTATCATAATGTCCACTTGCTGGACCAAATGACTTAGGTGCAGTTCCTTCTTTTACTCCACCTCTTGCATACCATACAGTTTCATATTGTACCTGCATTGTATTCTGCACTGGATCACTTGAGTTGTTATCCATTGTATCATGTTGCCAAGAACTAATGATAGGATTAACAAGAGTAAAACAGGTATATCTTTTTCTTGACATTTGATAAATTTGTATACTTTCAAAAAAGTGTTGATAACTGTCATTGTCTAAACCAAATCTGTGTATGTTTACTCTTTCATTTCCGTATGTGTTACCCCTTGCATAGGCACCATTGGAAGTGTTTGGCATTGATGTTCCATCAACTGAAGCGTAATTACCATCTGCATAATAATATCTGTAGTAGGCTTCCCACATAGCAGTTGTTTGTCCATAGTTGTCATCATGGAAATTAATTGTTATCGGATCATAATCTATTCTTGTTTGTAGATTAGCTTTTTTGTTATACTGATTTTTTAATGTAGTTGATATTGCAAACTTAGGTAAGTCTACTCCTTTAACTAACATATTGATCTCAGGTGTTTGTAACTGAGGTATCATTCTTACAGCAATAGGGTTTAAATTAAAGCTGACGTGATATAAAAATTTGTGTTTAGGGGATAACCTGTGTGCGTCATCTACATACAGTCTGGCCGCGTGTGAAAAGTCACCAAGGTTACCCTTTGGGCTTAAAGCACCGCTGACTACATTATCCAAAAATCCATTAAGTTTGTTTGCCATACTAATATTTATCTAAATTATTAAGTACGTATATAATAAAAAAGGGTGCCGTAAAAGACACCCTTTTTAGTTTCAGGAAATATTATTAAGTTTGATCTTATGTAGATCCACCACCTGTAATTAAAGTATTTACAGTTCTACCTACCGCTGTACCTACTCCTGTACCTTGTGGTGTTTGTATTGCGTTGTCATATTTAATTGCTAACGCAACTGTTACTGGATCATTTGTTGCATAGTTTAATGTGTTATAGTTTGCACTTTGTAAGTAACAACCATATAACTCAAATGTTTCTAATACGTTTGCAACGTTGATTCCGTTACCACCATCTAGTATTTCAATTCTTGTTACGAATTTGTAATCACTACCAGATGCCGCTGAACTTTGTTCAAAGAAATCGAATTGTTTCTGTAGTTGTTCACCAACAAGTTTCTGTACGTTGTTGGAAACATCTTCTCTCAAGTTCAATGTTACTGGTTCCCAAGTGTGTTTACCTGCTAGGTATACTCTTGAGTTGTATACATCAACTGTGATGTCTTCAAAACTTACGTTTGGTCTTGTTACGTCAACAACTTGTTTTGTTAACTCTGTAGTTGGTGTTGATACTCCGAAGTTCTCCAAGCTCACTCTAAAGCGATACTGGAGTTTCGGCATCAACAAACCTTGGTTAGCCGCTGAAGCTGAACTATCCAAAGGTACTGTTATTTTGCTTAATGTTGAAATTGCCATTTAATATCTCCTGTTAAAACTATTTATCCTTTTATAGTCCTGCTATTTCTCCAGTGTTTTTAAGTCTTAATGGAATGAAAATAAACTCCACTGCTTTCACTGGTTCTATAGCAATATCTAAATATAGCTCATTTCTATCAATTCTAGCTGGTGTATTGTTTGATTCGTCACATACAACTAAGAAGTCATATAATGCTCTTTGACCAACTAATTCTAGTAATAAACTATCTGCTTGAGCTTTGATTTCATCTCTTGTGATTTTATCATTTGGCTCAAAGATATATGGTTTTGCTAGTTTGTCTAACTGTGATCTTAAGTAGATTACTAATCTTGCTACGTTGATTCTATCCAACGCACTTGCATTAGCGGCTCTAGTTTTTTGACCAAAGTTAACTAAACCTGAACCAGTTAAAAATGTTATTGGGTTAATTTTATTTGAGTACAATGTATCACGTTGTCCTGTGTTCAATGCTACTGAATTAAATTCACCCTCATCGTTAATGAACCCTGCCGCACTTGCGTTTGTAATACCACCTCGTCTTGTTCCTGCTGGAGCAAACCATGGAAATGATACTTGATCACTTAATGCAATAGTTCTGATTATACCATGTGATGCTGGAACTACAACGTTCTTACCTGCGTTATCGCTTGAGAATAAACTTGGATAAAACACACCTAAGTATTCGTTGCTTGTTACTAAACCATCATCATTATCTTCAACTGCTTTGTTTACGTTAGTTGCATAATTGTTGATAGTTGTTGCATCGCTTGATAATCTAAATGGAAGGTCACCAACTACAAAACAAGTTATACCTCTATCTGTGTTTAGTGTTACCATTTCACCAATCAATTCTGAGTAACCTGGACAAGCTAATAAGTTGAATATTCTTGACTGGTTATCTCTAATTTCTTGGTTGCTATTAACAAGTGCTTGTATTGATTGTACAACAACTTTTCTTTGAGCTTTTCTACCAAATGAACCTGCACCATTTGCCTGGTTTGCTGATTCAGTTACCCATCTGTGGGCATAGTAGTTTGCCATTGATTCGTCGTTGTTGAATCTAATGTTGTTGCCTGAAGTGTTAATGCTGTTTCTAACAAATTTCTTAACGTTGAATCCTGAACGTCTTAAGTTCCATAACAACATACCTTTTGGATATAGTGCTGGATCTGGAGCATCTGGATCTAAGAAATTGCTTTCCATCAATGCCGCAATAGTTCCTGCTGTGCCACTGTTAGCACCAGTTGTATTGTATCTTGCATCTGCAAACAATATTCCATCTTCAGTTGTTTGATCTGAGTTATCAACAAGTACCCATTTTAAAGTAGTACCGTTGTATTTGTAAATCTTAGGATAGTTTTCTAAGTCTGCTGTTGATACCCAAATGTCACCATTTTTAAGTGCTGTGCCATCTGATTGTAAAGTTGGCTCTGTTGCACTTACGATTGGACCTGCTGGATCTGTTTTATCTCCACTTGATGCTTGATAGAACGGAGCAGTTGAATCTTGGTAACCTACCCATGTAGTACCATTGTGTATCATGATGTCTACTTCATCAACAACTGAACTATACCATAGTCTGTTGTTTTCAGTAAGAGCAGTTACAGCCGTTGCACTTGCAGTATAAGTTAATACCTGCCAGTTACTTGCAACGAAATCACTGTTTGTGTCACCTGTTGGTGCTGTGTATAAGTTTGGTGTACCTGAGTTTGCATTTACATAAGCACTAAATCCACCTAGGTTGAATAATCCACCTGTGTCTTTAATTCTAATGTCACCACCATCGTTGTGTTTAATTACAACTCTGTTTGATGCATCTACTTCAGCAACAATGTTTACAAATCCTGCTGAGTTAATAGCACCTGCCCAAACATCTGCATCACTTGATGCACCTGTTGTTGTTACACTAATTGTTTTGAAAGCACTCATAGCCTCTTGACCAACAATGGTCTCTGACATATTAAATGCTCTTGTACCTGCTGTCAATTGTGCCGCAATTATGCTTGAAGTAATTGCAGTTGCACCTGTGTTTTGACGTCTGTGAATTTTAAAGTCACCTACAACACCTGATAGCTCTGCATTATTGTAATTTACATAAAGAGCTCCAACTGCCAAGTTAATTCCGCCACCTGTTTTATCTAAGTTATAAAGTGCCGCATGGTTTGTTGTGTAAATTGGTGCCGCAATAGTTTCCCAAAGTTTTGTAGTTCCGTTGAACTTCTTAACTGACCATTTAGCACCTAAGTTAGGCTCTGTAGTTTTAATCCATAAAGACCCTGTTGGTCTTGGTGCAGTATCAGTTGACTTGTATTCTGGAACTGAAGTGTGTGGAGCGATTGTTAAAGCTGGTGCTTTGTAAGTACCTGCTGTGATTCCAATCTCTGTTAAAAGTGTACTTCCGTTTGCACCTAAAACAATATCAACACCTGTTGAGTAAATTTCTAATTTACCATCAATAACTGCCGCACTAACACCGGCTACACCAGCACCATCAATTGCTGATTCAACATCTGATAATGCAGTACCACCTGCTGTTACAATAGTTCCGTTTAGATCCATTGTAGCTGTGTTAGTAATAGTTGGGTTGCTTTCTGATCCAGTTACAGTTGCCCATGAACCTATCCATGCACTTGTTCCTACTTGTACCCAAGTACCTGAGTAGTTTTTGTAGTACATTTTGTTCAATGTAGTAGTTGCAACAACGGCATAGTCACCTACTGCGCCAACAGAAGTTTTAGGTACTCCGCCTGTTACTTTACTTGTATCTGTAATAACTGTTGGAATTTTGTTGGTAAAAGACTGTCCACCAGTAACAGTCTGAGCCGCGCCATTCCATTCAAATATTCCGAAAGTTGTGTTTACTGTATCAAACCAATAAGTTCCATCTGCTGGATTTGCCGCTGGAGCAGTTGCACTTGCAACTAACTCAGATGTGTTAAGGTTTGCTCTTGTAACGTATGCTCTGTTTGCCACGCCTAAGTATGAGTATGCCGCTTGTAATCCGTACTCATTAAGTTCATTGCCGTGTAAAGCATTGTTGTTAGAGTCAGTGTAGAATGTTGGATCTCCAAACAATTCTGTTAATTCTCTTTGTGATGTTACCAAGTAAGGTTTTCCAGCATTTGCACTTGTTGTTCCTGTTGCTGTTCCTGTCCCTGATGCGTTTTGTTTGTCTTGAGCCGATACCACAAATATCATTGGTACTGTACCTGGCTCAGCTGGGGTGTAAAAGGATTCGTCTATTACCTTTACCTCAACTCCTGGTGATACTAAAGCCATTTTATTTCTCCTGTTAGCAAATTGCTTCTGTTATTAGTATTTATACGAAACGACAGAATTCAAGTCAAAATATACGGTGAAAAAGGGAGGTAAAAGGGCAGGTAAATACATATATGAGACCTTTATGTGCTTGTGGACAGAGACCTGTAGCTATCAACTACTACAAAAAAGGCAAACCTTATTATAGAAGTAAGTGTGAGTCATGCACTCGCTATGGCAAGCCTAAGCATGGCATACCTAAATGGAAACAAGCTGGTTATGAACAAAAGAACACTTGTGATAAGTGTGGATACAAAAGCAAACACAAGGAGCAGTTTTCAGTTTATTATATTGATGGGGACTTGAATAATGTTAGATATTCCAACTTAAAAACAATATGTTCTAATTGTAGCAAAATTTTGTATAAGGAAGGTGTTAGATGGAAACAAGGAGATCTTGTACCTGATTTCTAAGATCATCTACTGTGCCATTGTTATCAACTGTGCTATTAAATTTTGTTTTAGCCCAAGCCCACTCTGAAGGGTGTACATCTTTAGGCTCTATTCCATATTCAACCCAATCAGTAAACCAAGCTGGATCTTCACCACGTTTTACTCTCCATACTTGGCCACCGATACTGTGAATCATTTTCGCTTCATTAGGAAAACGCACATCTGGGATAACAAAATGTGTTTCAGGATTATCTAGTATTTTCTTCTTTGTTAAACTGACCCAGATACCGTCGTAAAAGCCATCACGCATACACTCTGTACCAAATAATTGCAATACAAGTCTTGGAGTAATGGCTTCTCCGGTTTCTTGACTCCAGTATTCATCACGTTCTTCCCGCCATGCTCTACTTTCGTCGGTTTTGCCGTCAAGCAATTCACGATCCCAGTCAAACATTACGGATACTGAGTCTTTCAGTTTGTCAGCAAAACTAATCTTTTGGAAATTATGTTTTCTAATCAAGTAATCTGCAATAGTATCTTTGCCACTACCTATTAAACCACATATTCCAATAATCATTAGTTTTAGTCCTTACCCTGAATATTTTTACAATCCTCTGCATTGGCTTTAAGACCTAGTTCTTTGTCATACAACCATACATATGAATATGTAACTTGATCTTCGCCTACATGGCATTTCTTGCCAAAGCTAAGGCTTGGATTTTTTGGTATACTACAACCTGCGAGTAAACCAAACACCATTATTAATGCTAGTACTTTCATTCTGAAAGTTCCTTTCGTTAGTGTTATTCTTATATACTAATATAAATTTATGTGATTGTCAAGTGGTTATTAACCAATTGTGAAACTGTAACCTACACCACCAGCAACTTGAGTAGCAACATCTGTTTCTAATTTTTCCATTTCCGCCTGTGCTTCTGATTTCAAAGCATCACCATTTAATGTTGATCCACCCTGTGGTCCTGCAATAGTGGCAAATTTTGATCTTGCTTCGCCTAACATATATTTGCATACTGCAAGTGTGTAATCTTTGATCCACTGACTTGCAAGATAATCTTTTAATAGTTCTGAATCTGGTCTGTAATTGTATGCGTACAATAACAATTCTTCTTCAGCTCTTGGTCTTTGTAAAATTACAAGTTCCTTTGTTGTAGTGTTCCATTTGAATTCAATGAACGATCCAAACATTCTTCCAACTAATTCTTGATATTGTGCAAACGCATTATAAGTTGCTAATCCACCCATGTTTGTACTTGCTAATAGATAGGTGTTTGTGTAAGCAAGATTGAATGGTTCAAACAATGTACCACCATCTCCGCCACCAGTTCTTGAGCCTATGCTTCTTCTAAATATTTTCCTTACCTCAATTACTTCTTCTGGAAGTGTGTACGTGTTTTGATCTATCACAGTAGGTAAAAATAGGTATGATTCTTCAACTGAATTATCTGATCTTTGTCTGAATTTCGCAAATGCTTTCTTTAATGCTTCTTCATAATGAGCCTGATCTAGCTCAACATCAACCATACCCCCACCTAAGGATAAGTTGACATAATCAAATACTTCTTGTTTTGCTGTGGTTGTAGTTGCCATATTCATGCGTCTCCATATGTATTTATACGTTCGATAAATACTAATGTTATGCCAAGACTGAGTTTATACAAGCCCGAAAAGGGAAATGATTACGATTTTTTAGACAAAACCATCACGGAAATGTTCACTGTTGGTGGTACGGATGTCTTTGTCCACAAGTATCTTGGCCCTGTAAATCCTGACGAAACTAGTGCTACTCCGGCCCAGCCCAGATACAATGCTGTTAAGGAAACTAACATTCAGGATATGCTATTCTTAGAAAACCGTGATAGAAAATACGATCCTGACATATATGTGATACGAGGTATCTACAACGTTGCTGATATTGATTTTGACATGAGTCAATTTGGGCTATTTTTACAGAATGATACTTTGTTTATGACCATACCCATAAATTCAAGTGTAAAAACTTTGGGTAGAAAAATCATGTCCGGTGATGTTATTGAGCTTCCACACCTTAAAGACGAATATGCACTTAATGATTATCAGGTTGCACTAAAACGTTTTTATGTAGTAGAAGATGTAAACAGAGCGGCAGAAGGATTTTCACAAAGTTGGTATCCACATCTTTATAGAATAAAGATGAAACAAATTGTTGATTCACAAGAATTTAAAGAAATACTTGATTTACCAGCAGAAGAAGGTAGCACAAATACTTTACGTGATGTACTT